TATTTCTACCGGACGAAAGTCCCCGACCACTACATGGAGTTCGAGCCCAACGACGACCCGTGGTACAAGTCCGCAGGCAAGAAGACGATGCTCGTGGAGAAGGCCGTGGTGACTTACCTTGGCTGGAAGCATCCGCAGCACACCTACATCAAGCTTGATGCTCACAAGTTCGACAAAGCGTTGGCCCGGAGCTGCGACATCGTCTGGCTCGCCTTCGAGGAACCGCCAAACCTGTTCAAGTATCTGGTGGCGTGGGCCAAAAAGCCCGCGACCGTTGCCGCCCGGAAGCGAAAGTACGAGAAGGTGTTGGACGACATCATGTCGCTTCCGAACCTCTTCCCGCCCCGCAAAGTGAACGACTTCATATTCGACAAGTGCAAATACTACGCGGCAGCCAAACGGTGGGGAATACCCATCGAGGACACGTACTGCACCACTTCCGTTTCCATCCAGACGGCCGGACTGCGTCGGAAAATGAACGCGTTGGGCGACAAGGTGTACGTCAAGCCGTTGCCCTCGAGCGAGGCGTTCGGAAACATTGTGTTCCAGAAGCCGTACGACACTCGTGCCATCGACGAGTACCTCAAGGAAATGCGCAGCACCGGTGTGGACCGTCTGTGCGTTCAAAAATTCAACCCCAACTTCGCCACGAAGAAGTACCCGGAGTACCGCACGGTGTGGGTGGGGCGGCACTTCTGCCACGGCATAAAGACCGAAGGGGCGGGCTACACCACGGGGGAGATGAAGCGCATTCCCGCCAAACTGCGCCAGGCCTGCATCGGGGTGATCGACCGGCTCGAGGAGAAGTTCCGGGTGCCCATGATAACTCTAAGGATCGATTGGGGTAAGACGCCCGACGGGGAGTACTTTCTGAACGAAATAGAGCAGGCGTATGGTACTTTCATCGACGAGCTGTCTTACCGCACGCGGCTAGAGAAGAAGATCGGCGACGAGTTCATGTCCAAGGCTCTGGCGCACATGAAGCTGCGGTAATTGGATGTATTAATATATTCTCTACTGAAAAATGGCGGTGAAGAAGAAGGTCGGCATCGTCATCGGTCCGCATGCCAACAAGTGGGTGGAAACCTACAACGACACCGTGGGGATGTCGCCGAAGCGCCCCTGGCTCGACGCCGTGCCGCGCAGCCGCCGCGTCGATGAGGACGGCCGCTTTAAGCCCACGGGTCGGTTCGTGCGAATCGACATTGCCATGGCGTACGCCCTGATGTACATCAACGAGAAGCGCGGTCAGCCCTACGCACTCGATATCATCCCCGCGGGCAAGGTGTCGTCCAAATTGTTTGAAGGTTACGACTTCATATTTTACCACTGGTTCGACCTCCTGATCGTGCCGTCGTACAAGCCCTTCGCCGACAAGGCCGGGCGACCGATGGCAAAGCTGAAGAAGATCTACGACAAGCATGCCCCGAAAATATTCCCCCCCGCCAAGTATGCGGATCTGATATACGACAAGTGTGATTACTACAGCTTTCTCTCGGAGCGGGGGTTGCCCGTCGGGAACACAGTGTGCGTGAACCGCCATGAGTTCGAGGCGGCGCCCAAGGCTACCGCTTCCCGGATCGCGCGGCATATCAAGCTGGCGAAGTGGGGCGAGGCCTTTGCCAAGCCGGTGTGGGGCACAGACGCCATCGACGTGGGGAGGCCCGCACAGCTGAATACCCAACCGAAGATCCTCAAGTACCTGACCCAGACCTTCGCAAACCAGCGGTACCCCAAGGTGGTGTTCCAGAAGTTCTACAGCGATTTCGAGACGACCGTGCCGCAGATCCGCACCTACTGGCTCGGCGACCGTTACCAGTACTCGGTGATGGAGGACCACACTGAGCACTACCTCACAGAGGCGAACGACGTGCCGCTGATCGAGAAGGCAAAGGCGATTGCGCGGGAGACGTTCAAGTACATCAAGCCCCTCTTCAGGAAGGACGGCCGCAAGGTTGACCCGTTTGTGACGCGCGTGGATTTCGGGTGCTGCCTGGAGAAGGGTAACAAAGACACTCTATTTATCAACGAGATCGAATTCAACCCCGGCCTCTATTTGTACATGGACCCGGTCGACAGCTATCGCCGCATGAACTTCGACTTCAAGATGGCGACGCAGGCGGACCGGATCATCCGGCAGTTCTTCGGCTTCAAGCAGCCGCGGGGGAAGATCAAAATCTGAGCGTCAGTGCGGCCGCCTTGGCCTTGGACACCTGCTTTCGCCCCTTCTTGCTGACGATGCGGTCGGCGCGCAACTTTTGAGAGACCTTTTCCAGCAGCTTGTCGCCGTAGGTCTTGTTCCACTTCGGGATGATGACTTTCTTGACGGGTGTGGAGAGCATGCTGGGGTGGCGAATCAAGCTTTGAAAAACAATAATCTATTTGTTATTGTTTTTGAGAGATTGTATTTTTAATAATACGTACTATAAATGATTGACGTTGAGAGACTCGCGACCTTGCCTGGTATCAGCGATTTTGATAAAACCATGCTGAGCTATTTCAACTGCGATATGGAGAAGGATCTAACTACGAATTACTCGAACTACTGCTTCCAGACTCTGAACGGGTACCTCAGTATGTTCGATTTCTTCCACCAAGCAATTATGGTGGAGGAAGCTCCGAGTGTGAACCAAGAAGGGATGTATCCAGGCAGCCAGAAACATAGACATGGGCAGATGAAACGATACGTCGCAAGTGTGTTCACGCGGGGGCAGCCCCTAGATTCCGATCCTTTCGACAGTGTCACTGAGGCCATAGGTTTTTACAGGCGCCTCGAAGCCCTGATGAAAAGTATGTTCGTAGGCAGAATTGAAACAAGGGACATGTTGGATGTCAACTCCTATGGCAAACGCATTAAAAACCTGAGGAGGTCTACAAACTCTGCTCGTATACAAAAGGCTGGCAATGACCCCCTGATGGACCGCGCGTACCAAATTTACACAGACTGGACCTCGCATTACCTAACTACTTTCAACTACTTTTAACTGCGCATCCAACCGACCCACCAATTTCGCCAGCACCCGCGACAACTTGGGCGGGACCGCGTTTCCAATCTGCCGGTACATCGACGACACCGAACCCGAGAACACGAAGTCGTCGGGAAACGTCTGGATGCGTGCATACTCTCGAACTGTCATTCGCCTGGTTTCGCTGGGGTGGATGTTGATTATGGGGCCGCCCGTACCCCCGCCCCTTCCCGTCACGGTGGGCGCCACCTTGTCCCAGTCCAGCTTCCGGTTGCCCATGTAGCCCGTTATCTTGACCCTATGCTTTGTGCCTATGTGCTGGATCGCCGGATCATACTCGAGGGGCAGGTCGCCGATTGCGTCTCTCAGAGTTTTGGTGATCACTTGCTTCTCCTCCGGCCACCGGAAGGCGATGCGCGGGGCAATGTCGTCCCTGATGCCGATGAAGATGACCCGCTCCCTGTTCTGCGGGATGTCGTACCACTTCACCTTGAAGAGCTTGGTGTGCACCGCGTACCCGCATCGCTCGAGGTCGGAGACGATCATCTTGAACACTCTGCCCCGCCGAAGGGTCTTGTCCTCCTTGGTCTCGTACCCCCCGAGGGACAATATCCCCTTCACGTTCTCGAAAACGAAGTACTTGGGGCGCTTCAGCTTCAGCAGTCTGACCAGCTGCAGGTACAACGTGTTGCGGCTGTCGTTGCATTGGCGGTTCAAATTCGCGATCGAGAACCCCTGACAGGGGAACCCTCCCGTGAGGACGTCGCAATCGGGGACTGTGGCGATGTTGTTTATATCTTCGCAGTGGGGTTTGAGATTGTAGTAGTTCTCATAGGTCGCGCAGGAGTCCTTGTCGAAATCGTTGGCGTAGACGACGTCGAAACGATCCGTCTGCTCGTGGAAGGCAAAATCCAACCCCCCGCAGCCGGCAAACATTGAGGCCACCCTAAGTTCATGGGTTGGGTTGGGTTGTGTCATCTATCTTTAACCCCAATGTAGCGCCTCGTCTTTAATATACCACCGCCTCGTGGCAAAAACTTTTTAAAGTGCATTTTTAACCTCGCTTGGGACTTTTGAACCGGGTCAGTTAAGTTAGACAGCACAGCGAAAAGACACAAACTATGCTCACCCAACTTGAAATCAACAATCTCAATGACCGACGCCGGTATATATTGGAGAAAAATGACGCGGAGTTTCGCATGTTAATTTTAGAGCTGGACAAGACGGAGGCTCAGACAAGCCACTACGCATGTCGTGCGATTGCGGAAATACACCGCGTCCTCCTACCAAACACGACCTCCGTAGTGTCGGATGACCTCGTAGTCGATTCGAAATCTACCGTCTACCGTTTGTTGCGCAAATTTAGCCTCGCAGTGCGGCACCTCAGTGCAGTGGAGAAGCAGAAAGCTCGCACGGACGCACTCAGGGGGAGCCAGATGGTCTCGCACTTCCGTATTCACCCCCAGGCGTGGATGCACATTATGTCGTACGGACCCCAGTAGGACCTCGAGGACTGAGCTTAGAACTTCGTAGGCCCTCCAATTAAAAGCTGTATTTTGTAGTGACCTTAGAACAAGAAGAGGCAATCAGTTGGCGACTACATTACACTCACATAACTCACACAAAACTCAAAATGGGTCTCAGCAATATCCTCACAGAGGAAGACATCGTCATCCGTCCTACATGTAGCGACCGCGCCCTTGCAGACCGGTCTGTGAGGAAGGCACGCATTTTGTACATCGACGAGATGCACATGGAAGACACCGAGCTCGGATATATCGCCACGCAGGTGATGGCCAACCGCAAGGGCCGCGCCGTGAAGATCATCTACAAGCTTCCTCCCAATAGCAATTGGAAGAAGCTTCTGGATACCTGCCTCCGCGCCGGGGACGGAGAGGGGTTCGGGATGCGGACCGAGTACATCGAGGACACCCCCAAGGACAGGTGGCTTGTCGTGGACTTCACCCCGGAGATTTCCCGGGTGCACATTAAATATATAGACTAACGGCTCTGCTGGAGATAGTCGCGCCTTGACACCTTGTACGCCCAGTGCTGCAGGGTTTGGCGAATGGCGGGCGATATGCTTGCGTCGTTGAGACCGCCCACACCGGCCTTGCGGATCAGGTTGATTAGGCGAGTCCTAAACCTCCCCCTGGGCCCTGCCACGCCGGCCCATCTGCGTATCTGGCGTACGTCGTCGGGGCAGCGTTTCCCAGCGCACCAGTCGCAATACCAGTGAACCCAGCCGTAGGGGTGGTGGTCGGTAATCCACCGCTTCGATTCCCAAAATTTGAGCGTCGTGCCGACCTTGACTTTGTACCTATTAACGTTTTTGTCATACTTTTCGAAGGGCTGCGTGAGCATGTGGTCGGGGATTCCCTTCCACCAGGACTTGGGGTATTGTTTGTGCACGGAGGTCAGCTTTTTCCGCGTAACGCCGCTGTAGATGTCCCTCCAGTAGGTGCCGCCGAACGAGCCCATCTTGAACATCTGCCTTGGCGACAAATTGGGTTTGAAGCTGGCAACGATGGTGTCGTAGCTGTCCTTGCCGGTGACTTTGTGGGCGTTCCACAGCGCCTTGTCCACCTTCCGCGCTTTCCCGCCTAGTATCACGCTCGCGAGCCGGGCGTAGGCCCAAGAATCGGGGGTCTGGTTGGGCCTGCTCCCGCCCGAGTAGTAGGCTCCGCGCCCTTTGCTGAGCACCCCTTTGATTCCCGGACGCTTGAGTATAAACTTAGCGATGAAATCGGTGTCGGTGACGGCTACGCCGTACTTGCGCTTGAAACGCACCACGTGGGAGCTCCGGCGGCTCTTGAACGATTTGACCTTGGGTCTCTTGGTGCCGAGGACCAAGCTGCGAACCTGCTTTCGCTTGTCCGCGGCGGTGAGGCCACGTGGCACGTACTTGCGCGGCAAACCCGTCGCTGCGTCTTTTGGACTTCGCCTCATTGCTTGTTAGAAATATAATAATCACATCTTCACCCATGGACGCAGAGCTCCAATGTAGCGGTCGAGCACATCGGGAGCTCTCGGTTCCCGCCAGTCGTCCATGAAAAGATGCGCATATGTGCTGTCGGGCTCCTCAAAGCCACGCGCTATCTTCATCTCTAGTGCCAAAACAACAGTCTCTATGGGTATCCCATCGAGGCCGAACGCGTCGAGAAGAGGCTCGAAATCCTCCGTGTGGTTCCAATCCGGGCTCCCAAGCCATCCGTTCAGGAACGCCATCAGAACCTCCTCCGTGCGACCCAGGGATACCAAAGCGAGGCCCATTTGGGTGAAGCGGCATCTGAACGTCATGCCACTGAGCATCATATGTATGATAGGGTGCATGGACGAGTCACACATGTACCCCATTCCGAGGCAGTTTAGTCCCGTCTTCTGATACATGAAACCCATGTCGACCATGAAGTAGGGGAGCTGCTCACTGACAACCTTCCATAGGGGGGCGTCTACTATATTTGCACTTGATTGGACCTTCGTGTTGGGAGCCGTCGAGACCATCGATGGCGGGAAGCTAAGCCCCCTGGGAAGTGTATTTAAGTAAGATTTAAATGTACCGAGTGCTAATAATTTGACGCAACGCAACTCACTTTTTCGGTTTCTCCATGATGAGGAACTGCATTATCACGCGGCGGCTTTTGGAGGGTGGGTTGGCGTTCACGGAGTGGCTGCCGGGGTCCTCTAGCCCCTTGAATATGCTAAGCCCATCCTGGTCCTGGATGTTCACCGTCACTCGGTCTATAGTTTTGGGGTTGATGGCGCTCACGAACACTGCGGTCTTGCCGACGTGTCCCAGAACAAAGGGCTTGTAGTCAGAGGGCTGGAGGACGCCTGAGACACCGCTGCTGCTGGGCGCCTCCATCACTAGGTTGAAGCGCCTGTTGGTGTCAGTGTAAGTGTTGCTGGAGCTGGAGCAGTGCTCCCCCCCTATCTGGGCAATATCGAACTCCGGAATGTCGATGGAGAAATATTTGATAACGTCGTCGTCGTCGCCCGAGTCGTCATACAGCGAATTCACATTCTCGTTGATCTTGTACCCGCCAATGTAAATAGAGCTGAGGTAGATTTCACTGGCAGACGTCAGGTTGATCTGTTCAGAGAGGCGCGCCGTGAACTGGCAAGGGTCGTCTCCGGCGGTGCCAGTGAGAGCATCTTTGGAGTCTACAATTATGACCCGCGTCTCGTAGTTGCCGCGGTGCTGGGTGCTGAAGTAGTCGGCCATTTACACTTGAGCTATATTAAATTCGCACCCAATTAGACGTTCCTTCAGGACTTGCTCAGGACCTTCAGGATGTTGACTACCTTCTTGAGCGTGGGCGGGCACACCTTGATGCACTCGCATATTTCCTTCTGCGTCGGCTTGGTCAGCCCCAAATCGGTGACCACGTAGGATATGATCCCGGCGACCCGCGACTTGGAGGCGATGCTGCTCATCTCGTCGTCGTACTGCTCGAAAATACCCTCGCATCGCTTGCCCACTTTGAAGGGGAGGTCGAGCCGGGAGATGAACTTTGCAAACTTGGAGGAGTCCTTCGAAGCCTTGTACAGGATGTACTCATGCTCTGTACCGACGAACATCTCCTTCAGAACTTTGTGCCCCTTCGTGATATTCTTGGGCTCGATCTGGAAAGCCGTGGCAATCTCACTGTCCTCGCGCGGGCAGTCTGCGAGCCGACAGGCGTAGGCCAGGCAATTGGCGATGATCCCCTGCCTCACGCCGCCGCGAATGACCTTCTCGGTGAGAGTGACTTGGTACCAAATGCTTTTTGCGTGGTCGAGAATGCGCTTCGGACTCCCCAGCCGCTCCGCCCCTCGCGTGAGGATGTTTGACACCTCCCAGAACGCCTTCTGCTTGTGCGGAATGTTCCACACGTTGCGCTTGGACATGTCGTACTGGATCTTCTTGCCGTCGGGTGTGGTGAAGGTGGTCATCTGCCCCTTGGGAAACTGCATGTTGTACCCATCGTCGTAGGGGTTGTTCTTGTCGCGGCTGGTGTTGCACCGGGACTTGTTGACGCTCGGGCCGCCGCTGTCGTTCCTGTAGTTGTTCCACTCGGCCTCCTGGCTCAGCATATTGTCCTCGAATATGAAGCCGCAATTGTCGCACAAAACCTGCTCATGCGGGGCGAATATAGCAACGCCCTGCTCACTGGTGTTCCCACAAGGACACCTTTGAGAGGCTTCCGTGTGACTGACATCTGGATCTGGTTCTGGTAATCTGCTATTTTTTTTGCTGTCCGATTTTTTCATCTGCTCGAACAGAAACGAGACACTTGGCGCAGTCATGGTGATAGAATTACTCGGGAGGAGTGAGCGGTTGTATGTTATTTTTGGAGATGTCCCTTTAATATACTTTCATTTGG